TGACCTTCTTACACCGCCCACTACAACAACTTCTCCAACCTTACACATAATATCGTGACACTCAATTGGATGTAATCGTCTGCCTGCTGACTTCTTAAACTTGTCTATACAAAAGGCAAACAAATCTTCTAACGGTGCAGGACCACTTGCCCTACCACCAAATGTTTTAAGCCTAGCTCCTGCAGGACGTACCTCTGATACATCCCACTTTGGTATTTGTCCAGCATATAACATAGCAATCAATTCTCTGAATGCTCTTGCCCATCCGGGGCGACTATCTGCTACCTTAATAACTGTACTACTCTTTTCAAAGTGTTCGTTCACGACAGGTAGTTTATTTACATTGTGTCTTTCTACAGAGAAACCAACACCAGTACCACACATCAACACATACATTGTTTCGTCAAATGCACGTGGACTATCTACAGGTATGTAAGAACAATTATATCCAGCAACATGACAACGATGCAAGGCAGGACCTGCGGTCATCAAAGCTCTCATACTTGGCATAGTCTGTAAGTTAAGAACAGAATTTTCTAATTCATCTTTTAGTTCTTTGTCTAAGACATAATTATATTTTTCTTTTAGGTGTGTTGACATATAGTCAAAGTATCTTGTGACTGTTTCTGTCCAAGTTTCTCTTCTCTGTTCATCTTCTTTCCATCGTGCATAACGAGACAAAGCGATAAATTGTTGGTAGTCTGTGGGTAGCATGTTGTTCATTAATCTGTCTCCTGTATTACGTTAAGTGTTTTAATTTTCATACCATCAATGTCATGTATAAATTCATTCATGGCATCTTCAACATCAGAAGCAATATCCCCATCGGCAGGGGTTGGATATTCTTCTGGGTCTACATGTATCGTTAGATATATCTTAACTACTGTTCTCATCACTGACCTCAGAGATAAGCTTATCTAAATACCATCTTGCTTTTTCCAAATCTTCTTTACCATTCTTATAACGATACCGCCATACATACTTCATAATATTACCTTGTAAATAATACTCATATCCACTATCTGTGGCGGCACGAATAGCATCAATACATTCGATGCCAGCTTTATTATAATGTGGTGGACTGTTCACCATATCTTTCTTCTTCATTTGTTCTTGCATAATATCATAGTCTCCATCAAATTCAATTAATTCTTTTACTCTCATTGCAATCTCCCATTTCTTTTCTGTTTAAAGTCTATACGTATGATGTTACCATCCTTTTTAACACGTTCTTCATCAGAAGGAAACTCTAAATTTGTATCTGGGTCAACAAATTTTTTGACATATCTATGTACAAGTTCTCGTAGTTCTTTGTTGGTTTCCATTAACGGAACAGTTGATGCAATCATCTTACAGAAGTGCATGACTTCATCGTAGTCTTCATCAAACATGTCGTTGTCTGGACTGGCGATAACAGTTACATCAATCTCTCCTGTCCAAGTACCGTCTTCGTATTGCATTGGTCTTACTTTAATATTAAAGTCGTTGACATCAAAGTCAGTGATTTTCATATGTTATCTCCTTTTTATTTTGTTACCTCTAAACTTTATTAACTTTGGATATTTCTTTCTGCCTTTCTCCTTTATCCATTCTTCTGGTATAATTCTATCATAATAATCAAAGTCATATTTCATACACCATTGGGCATAGGTAGACTTTGCACCCTTACGTAGTTTACGTTTACTGTTTTCAAAAACGAAACGTATGTCTAGCTTTGGGTGTTGTTTCTTAATTGCTAGGTGCTTGCGTCTGTCCGCAGCTGTAAACATACCTTTTGTTTCTATAATAATTCCATTGTTTAATACAAAGTCAGGTGTATAGGTGCGGTAGGCTAGGTCTTCCCACTCAATCTTCATGCACTCGTATTGAAACTTAACGTTCTGAAATTCAAGTGCTTGAGATACAGAATACTCTAGCCCACTGCGATACCCCATCTTCCGTGCATAACGGAATTTTTTATGAGGACTTAACATTACAAAGTGAAACGATTCGTCCAAGCGTAACCACTATAACCTAGATTTCGTAGTTCATCTCTGACAGCTTTTTCAGCTTCGTTGCGAGCATCCATAGCTGCCCTCAGACCTGCGGTCTTGAGTTCACGATACTCTTTCTTTTTCATGGCTAGAGTTTGTTCTAGCTCACGAATTTCCGTTTGTAGTTCATCATATGTTTCGGTCATTTATATACTCCTTTCTTTTAGTTCCATATTTTCTTAGCTTCTTCTTTCATCTTATAACTCCATGTCCAAGAATCAAAGTTAGGATAAACGAAAGAAGCTAATTCATACTTATCACTGCTAAGAGATAAGAATCTTTGTATGCTGTAAGCAACTTTTTCTAGCTGTTTTTTATACTCCTCTAAGTTGTTTAATGTAAATTTTTTATAATCTTTGTGTGTAGCAAAAAATAAATCTAAACTATTATTTGGGTATGCCATAGAATAAAATGCCATCTGTCTTTTTTGCGCTTCTGTAGGTTGAGAAGGCATTCTAGTTGTAGTTTTTAAATCTACAATTTTATTTGTGAATCTAAAGTCTACATAACCCATAATGGGTATGGGTAAATCTTCAAGTTGTACTTCGACTTTCTCTTGATAGCTTTTTAAGTTCTTATATTTAAAGTTATTATCAATGATTTCTCCAAAGCTTCTTAATAATTTTTTCTCCTTTTCTGTTTTTTTATCATTAAGATTTATCATTGATTCTGCACACAAAGTTATAAACTTTGCTTCTAGTGTTTCATAATCAAACGTGCCTTCCTCATACTTTTTAGCTAGAGAAAATTCAGTGGCTATTCCACGCACTGCGGCAGGACCAGTTGAAGACTTAACATTAAATAAATACCTAGCGACCCACATAGGTGGGTCACTGATATAAGTATTAATACTACTTGGGGATAGATGATGAATGCCGTGCGCTTGAAACGCATTGTTACTCAACATACGATTTGTCATTATGCTACTTCCACCTCATCAAAGTCAACGATGTCGTCAATACCATCAATGTCTTCGCCTTGCTTCTGAACTTTCTCAGACCAAGAGTTGATAATGTATTCGTTGTAGTTTTGCACCCATGCCATGAAGTCACCAAACGTATTCTGTTCAGTGTCAGTCAAGTCAAGAGTATTTGATAGGTCAAGTGATACGGTAGGCAAGTAGAAACTATTACCATTGGGTAACTTACGCTCCTCTGTATTTGCCGTAATCAAATGTTGAACAGGCAAACGTTTCATCTTGTTAAGATTGGTAAATACCACACCAACACCTTTAAACGCATCTCTGTTTTCAATTTCCCATATGAATGGTTTTGTATCTACAGAAACATCGTTACCTTTATTATCAATGGGTTGAATTAATTCGACTGTACCTAAAATAACACGCACACGTTTTATCTCCTTTATTAAGTTTTGTGTCTTTTCAGGTAACGATGCCCAATCTTTTATAAAGCCAGCAGGTTTACCACAATTAAATCCACCATCATTATCTTTCAAATCTACATTGAGATTATCAGCCATGACAGTTTTGACATAGCGATTAGGTTTATCGCCCATGCCCTTGATGAAACGCTTGTACATGAAGCGTTGTAGATATGGACGTATGTTAACTGAAGGTGCAAAGTAAGTAGGACCGTCAGGTATCTCAAGCTTGTATGTACCGCCCGAAACAACTTCCATGTTTACCTTCTTACCTTTTACTTCTGTTTCGCCCATAATTGGTGAGTGATTAATGCGTAGTCGTGCAAGATTGCTTGACTTCGATTTCTCTCCACCACCTTCCGATGCTATTCCCATAGCCTTTGCCATTACAGCGTAGTTATTTGTATCTATTGTTGTTACTTGTGTTGTCATATATGTGTACTCCTTTCTGTGAGTTTTTTAAAGTGAATGAGTGTATGTTATATCATGCAACATCTTTTGTGTCAAGCCAATTAGAACCTATTTTTGCTTCTAATAATAGAGGTACATTGAAATCAATTCCCCACCTCTCAAGTATTAAATTAGGTAACGCTTTATTGGTTTGATTTATAAGAAAAATAACTTGATTTTTCTCTTCGGGATGCACGTCAATAACGATAGAATCATGAACAGTATTTACAATACAAGACTTCATGGTATCTAATCGTTTCTCTATGTATAACAAAGCGATAGGCACAATATCTGCGGTAGCAAAACCTTGCACTGGATAGTTCTTTATTTGGGTGAAGTGCGACACTTTACCACTCGCTTTGCGTTCTACATCCGGGAATGCATACTGCCTACCTGATGGTGTCGTAATGATACCCTCATTGATAGCTTCCTTTGCTAACTTGCTGTGCCACTTGGATATACCACCATACTTCTTGTTGAAGTGTTGGTAATAAGTTGCTTCAGCTTTTGTTCTACCAAATCCAGTTGCTCCATATAAAGGTGCAAACGTGTGTGCCTTTGCAGTTTGTCTATCTGTTGGCTGGCCTGCATCTGATATAACTTGTGCGGTATAAGAATGCACATCAAAACCTGTAGCTACTTCATCCATAGCTGTTTTGTCTTGTGATAAAAATGCAGCAGCTCTGAACTCTAACTGTGCAAAGTCAGCTTCCAATACATACCCACCTTCCCATCGTGATACAAATACTTTCTTCACAGGAAACGTACCACCTCTAGGCATGTTCTGCATGTTTGGGTCTGCACCCGAAAGTCTGCCAGTCGATGTTCTGTGTTGTAGTAATCTGACATGTAACATGCCATCAGACTTAGTATGTGTAGCTATACCATCAACGAATGATGATAGATAAGTTTCTACAGCCGATAGTCTTCGCACCTTAAACAGAAAGTCCTCTGCGTCCTTCATACCTTTAGAACGTGCGACATTCTCTAACGTCTGAAGATTCTGTTTGCTTGTGCTAAAACCATTTGCACTAGCCCACTTACCATTGGGCGGCTTAAATTTAAGACCCGCAACATCAGAAGTATTAACAAAGCTATAGCCAGCACCGTCACATATCTTACAAATATTGGGTCTTGCAAAAGGTGTTCCATCTTTCTTGGTTCTCCATATCTTTCCTGTGCCTTTGCACGTTGAACATTGGGATGCATATGTCTTACGTAATACATCTGTGCATCCGTGAATTAAACTACGAAAGTCGTGTTCAGACATGTATGGGTCAATGGTGTTGCCCCAATACTCTTTGTCTTTAACCTTACGAGAATAAACAACCCAACCTAACTGCTCTGGACTGTTTAGATTTATAGGTGTATCACCCATCAACTCACGCACATGCTTTTGTAAATCAATCTCAAGTTGTTTACGCTCTTGCTCAAACTCTTGACGCACTGACTCTAAAGCATCTTTGTCTACAGCAAACCCACGCTGATATATACGTGCTAGTGATACACATACTTGATTGGTAAGTGTAACTGTACTCATGAGTTTACTGTACGCTTCAGTATTTAATTTAGTCCACAGTTTGTCAGACAACTGCTTTGTTGCATGCAAGTCAGCCGACAGATAAGATGACAGTTCATCCCAAGGAATATCACGAACACTGTAACCTTTATCAAAGTATTGCTTTAACGTGTCTTGCTTTTTTGTATCGCACTCGTATCGTTCTGCACACGCTTCCAATGATAGCGGTTGCTTCTGTCCACGTTGCAATACATATTCGACAAGCATCGTGTCAAAGACAGGGCCATCATACTTAAACCCAGACTCCCATAGCCACATCAAATCATGTGGTGCATTATGACATATTAGAATAGTTGCTTTATTTAACCAATCTTGCACATCAAAACGTGCATTGTCAGACATCGGTTTATCTGCATGGTCAAACGTCACAAGCTTTTCTTCATTGTTATCATTCAGCATACCCACCATTACTAAAGAATTAGTGGACTCAAAAGGGTCAAGGTGAAGTTTACCATCTCTTTTGGTAACACTATTTTCTACATCAAGAACTAACTTCATCCTTCGTACCTCGCTGTTAAATAATTAAGTTCACAGTTTACCATACCGTGCCAACCATTCAACTTGTTTTTCACAATGTTGACATGTCTAAGTGGACTCTCTTCCTCTTGACCCTCGACAGACGGTGACTTGGCAATAAGAAACATAAGGTCAGCTTCCGCTGCCTTACCTGTACGTGAACCTTCCATCATGGATTGATTCAATACAGTTCGTCCTTCTGCTTCAGCCGATAACTGTGACATGTAGAACACAGCGCAATCATATTCTTTCGCAATCATTCTTGCATGAATAGCATTTGCTTTGAGTGCTTCATCTGGTCTAGCAAACCCAGCTTGCCTTGCAAACTTGTCGCCCATGTCAAGCACAAGTATGTCAGGCTTGTACGTTTTACATACTGACTCTACCCATGCCATGTCTCTGCCACCTGCTTCCTTCAACAATATGTTGCGTTTGACAGGCTCATACATTGCTTTAGCTTTCTGCATATCATTACGAACTTCTCGTGCCGACATGCCTGTGGCTGCGGTTAGGTATCTTGCACCTACACGGTGCGGTGGCTCTTCATTACAAAGAACAATACACCTTGCACCTTGCGATGCAAAGCCATTAGGCGATGCGATAATGCTTGCATGAAAGGAAGTCTTACCTGTGTTCGGACGTGCGCCCACTTCTATCAGTTGCCCACCTGACACTCCTTCAATCTTGCGTGTAATGGGTGCAATATTAAATGCCCACTTTGCTTCAAGCTCTGCTTTCGCCATCAATGTTTCGATACTAATATCTTCCCATTGAATATTTAGATTGGGTGTAAAGTCATCACCATACTGTTCTAGTAACAGTCTAAGTTTCTCCATCGTGGTGGCTGTGCCATTCACCATATCAAAACCTATATTGGCTACATCTTCCCCAACAACTTGTTGGAATAGCTTTGACAACACTTCTTGTGCGATATCACCACCCATCGGTGATTCTTTCTTTATCTGCAAGAACAAACTACTGTAGCTTTGTTTCTGTGCAGTTGTCAGCGTTGGATTGTCCGACATAAATAAAGCTTCGACTTCATCTGGTGAGACAGTACGTTCATACTTGTCCATAGCAGAGTCAATCGACTGCTTTATCTTGCGAACATCCTTACTGAAAAGTCTATCAGGACACCTCGCTCCACGATGGTCATCGTAGAATGATTTATCCATCAGACTTCTGATAAGGGATAGCTCCATATGTTACACTCCTATGTTGGTTAGGTTTTCTAAATCTGTTGGGTTACGATACTTTAAATCATCTATCAACTTCAGAACACGAACATTATTCACATATCCTCGTAGCTCTTTCGCTATTGATAGAGTCTTTGGTAAAGCATCAGGGTCTAATGCAATAATAGCTGTAGAGAACTGCGATAAATACTTCTTGTGTGAATCAGATAATGATGTTCCCAACACGGCAACCCCAGACCAAACATCACCACCTACAACTGCAGCACTTACGCAGTCCTCGACAACTACAGCGACATTACCACAACCTACGGTATATGGCAAGCCACTATTTCCATACTTCTTCCATTTTGGAAGTCTTTTTCCGAGCGCACGACCTGTGGCATCGACAGTTTCTCCCTCATGAAGAATTGGAAACACGGCACGGTTCTCCTTAACGTCATACAAAAGTCCTAACTCTTGTGCGTCAAGTCCGTATAACTCCATTGCCCATTCTGCCACGTCAAATGTATGTGGCACGACATAATCGGGCAAATTAAATTTATCTTGCGCAAATTCTTCCGCCCCGGAAAATCCTGCACGTATGTCATCTACAGATAAGTGTACACGTTGGCCACCCTTTACATTACATGAAGCCTTGTAACAATTCCATACAAGAGAACCCATGTTGTTAGTAACTGTAAATGTTTTTACACC